ATGACCGGCGGCTCTCGTCTGTAAGGCCAAACATATTGGGCGAAAGACCCAACAATTTATCAGTTTTGTCATCAGTTGCATCGAATACGATTGAGTCACCTTCAACCCGTGCGAACATGGAGCGATGAAATTCGCCCGTTACTTTGAAGTCTGCAATGCCGCCCGGTGCTGTATAACTCGGTAATGTCAACTTCCAATCTGCGTAAAATTCCGAACGATAATAATAAAGGTCGGCACCATCGGCATCCTGACCCGCGGACATCTGTTCCCGATTTAATTGCGCCATTAAGTCCTCCGCTCCAATACAGGAGGCAGACATGAGCCGTGCAAGGTTCATCTGTTCAATTAGTCTCATTTTGGCTGCGCAGGTCGTCATTTGGTTTGATTAAAAAAAAGGCGGGCAATATACCCGCCCTTAATGGATTGAAAATAAGTCGATAGTTTACGGAGCCGGCATAGTCTGCACTAATGCCAGTCCCTCATAACCGTTAATAGGAGCCCCACCAACAGAGGCAGCGGCCAATGTGGCCGGACTTTCCAGATTGATAGTGTGAACGCCGGTTCCGGTAAATGTAACGGTAAACGCTTTCAATGTGGAGTTCACCACTACATCGGTAATCGAAACAACGGAGCCAGTCGGCCCTAACACTTTCCACAGTGTCTTGTCGGCGAGTGCTGTACTCAGGTCGTCATACACATTGGCCTTTCCGCAAGCGGTACGAACGCCGATAGTAGCTGTTCCAGCTGCCGGTGCGGCTGCTTCGTACAGTTCGAGGTTGATAAGACCCATGACGTCGCTTTCGACATTGAAGTCCTGAGCGGCATAGATACCAAAGAGGTCATTGACCTGATCGACGCGAGAAATCGAAACGTGAACACGGTACTTTGCATTGTCGCTGCCGTTGTTGATTTTCATCTTTTCAGCGTGGAAAATAGAAAGGTCATAACCGCGGAGGTTGCCGCTGGAGTCTTTCCAACCGGCAATATGGTTGCCGTCATAAACCAACAGCGCCGACCATGCGCCGGATTGGAAGTTGAATTTACGCAGATTCGCCTGCAAGCAAAGGCCACCAGACGCCATTTCAAAGACCCAGTTGTAACTACCCTCACGGGTGTAATCAACCTCACCGTAGCCGGTTGTTGATTTTACAACGTCTTCCGATTGGTCGTCAACGGCCTGGAATCGAAAGACCGGAAATATACGGCTGTCGCCAGTCGCCAGAGTTGCGGCCTGTAACGCTGCCAAAAAGGTAGCATCGTCGGCCATGTTTGCCGGGGTAAAGTATTTTGTTTTTTTCATCAAAATAGCCCCGTTGATTTTGCCCGGATCGAAGAAACAGGACGGAACGCCTGTATTCCCTGACTGATTCGAGCAGCTCGGTATGTTCAATAAGCTCATTTTTTAAAGATTTTTAAAGGTTTTACAAACGTTTTTTGTCCACATATCAACGGAATTCACCTCGATGCAGTCGAGCAATTCAACCGCTTGGCCGCCATTTACCCACAGGCCAGACTTCCCCCAATAAAGGCGATCAGTCTTTGAGTGCTTAATCAGCGCGCGGTCTTCTACAACGACATTCGGGTGCATTGCTAACTGTTTCATCCACTCTTCATAAATGGGTTGAAGTGTTACCTTAAATGAATTAACGTAACGATCTTCTGCATTCCATTCGCGAAGAGTTGTACAGGCAAATAATACGGCTGGCAAAGTAACATGGCTGTCGAGTTCTGGCTTTTCGCCTTTCTTTTCTTCAATGTCACTCACCACGGCAACGATAGGGTAAAGCGTTTCGGCTGTCGTTGCATTGCTGGCTAACTGCGCCAACTTCGCCACTATTTCGGACATAGGCCCAAACACATAGGTAAGTGAGCCCAGTTGCAGATTAAGGCGTGTCTTTTCAGTTACTTCGTTCAATATGTCTATAAGGTACAGACTCATATGTCGAACGGATTAATGTAACTAAAATCAAATGCCTCTTGTTCCCATTCAGGGTACGTTGCTGCATTGGTTTCTAAGTAGTCCCATACGACGCTCAACTCATCCACGGCGGTATTATACACATCGCAAATCATTTGAGCGTTAGCCATTGGTGCGGCATCAGAAGCGGAGAGTTTAACCTGACCATTGGCCATGTTTTGCACCTGATGATCCGTCAGCCACATGTGCCATACGAACGCAGTCAGAGGCGAAGTCAAAGACGTGGCATCAACTATTTGCGCTTTGAGTGCTGTCCAACGTGCAGCGATTGGAGTTGTAGCCAGCCCAGCGATAAAGGCAGCATAAAGGTCATCACCTAACAGCCTTTTCAGTATCTTTTTTTCGACTACTGCAATATAGCTGGCAAGTTCTAACCGCTTCGCTGTAACGACACCACCAGTATCTACTCCGGTAAGGCCTTTTATGGAAGCCCTACCGGAAAGAAAATACTGATATGTTAGCAAGTTTGCCATCGTTTACTTTTTGCCTTTTGCCCGATCCGCTTTCTTGTCTTCTTTCCCGACAGGCTCAATCCAGCCATTGCGCTCATACTTTTCAGCAACGCGCGGATGACACAGGATTTTGTCGCCTTTTTTGCCTAAGACCAGACGGCCTTTTTTGTCGGTAAGACTACCAGTTGAGGTGCATTCGATGCGGACATTTGTTTTGATGATTGTTTCCATTGATATTTGGTTTTTGGGTTTAACGATTAGTGTAGTTTCCAGATTTTGACTTTGATAGCAGCGACCTTGTTTTTTCCGGTTGCAGATGTCGATATAATATTAAGTCGATAATACCTGTAATACATATCAGACGTAATATTCTGCAACGTAAGCAAACCAGTCCCTGTATGTGCAAATACAGCTGTGTCAATAGCCGACCACGAGTCTCCAGGAAACACCTTGCCTTCTAAAAAGATGCTGTCATGGCTTGATCCGCTGATGCTGTCCATGTCAATCTGAACTTGAAGTCGTATCGGCTCCGGTTTGTTTACAAGTACCTGATAAATAAGTGTATCGGATTTTATAATGGTGTCGCTGGCGCCGAGGGCAAACTCATAATAATAAGTCCCCTGCTTCAACGTCGTGGATCGTGTCTGTGAATAGCCGGTAAAACATACAGCGGCAAGTGCTAAGAAAAAAATAAGTTTTTTCATTGTGTTTACTCCTTTTTTTTAATTATGCCTGTACGGCGGTTATTGCTGCCTTGATGTTTGCGATTGTGTCATATACAAAGGCGTTCTGGTTGTTCGTTTTAACAAAGGCATGGATGCGTTTTTCAGCGCGGGCGGTGATACGATTGTACTTCCAGTCATCGCCGGTGTAACCCAGTTCGATTGTCAAAGGGATGTAGTCATAGATTTCGGCTTTGCTGAACTGTCCTACCAGAATGTAACCCTGCGGAATCTGATTCTTTTCAATGACGCGGACGCCAGAAATACGCAGACCTTCAGCGGTTGTGAATGGAGGCAGTATGTAAGCGCCATCATTTGTTTTCACCATGTCCATATTTGCAGCGTCAATCGGGTTAACAAATGCAACGTCAGGGGTATGATTCAAAGAAACGATTTGAGCAACGGCGGCACGAATAGCATCCATGTCGTTGGGGTCAGTTGTTTCGATTGAAGTCAGAGTGAAAGCAGATGCGGTATTGGTGATACCATTTGGGTCAGTTCCACCATTTACACCAAACAGAATACCGTTTTCTTCCACGAGGTTGATCTGCTCGATAAGGTCAAGTTGTAACATTTCGAGGAACATGTCAACATCCTGCATGATTTCGTTGCTGAATGTAGCGATTTCCGCAATTTTCTTTGCGCTGTGTTCTACAACAACGAGGTCGAAGTCGCGGAGTGGTTTTACACTTCCTTCACCAGTCCATGCAGCGTCACCATCTTCGTTTACCTTGCTCATTACGGGCAGGATAGCATTCGAGGTGGTTGATACGGTTGCAAATTCGCGAATGAAAGGGATTTTCTTAGGGGCAACATCCCAAACGACAGCACCCCGACGCTGTACGGTTCCGGTAGCATTGCCGGAAATTGTCATAGCGCCAGCAGTTTTGACTTCGATAGTCAGCTTTTCGTTTTTAAGACTGTCTTTGATTTGCTCAACGGTCATACCGTTAAATTTTGCTTTCAGAGCAACTGCCAGAGCTTCTTTAATTGTTTCATAGTTCTGAGTTGTCTTTGCTTCTTTCAGCTTGCGTAGTTCTTCGCCTTGCGCTTTGGCTGCTTCCATCATTTCGGCAAATTTGGCCTCGTTGCCATCGCTAAGTTCTTTCAACTTCGCTTCAAGCGTGGCGGTCATTTTGCCCTCTGATTCGGCTACCAAGCTTTTCAGCTTTTCGGCCATGATTTCTTCTGGAGTTTTTTCCATTTTGATGATTTTTTTGATTGTTGATTTTCAGATTTGTTCAGCTACTTTCATCCAGTCGATTGACTTGACTTCCTCGGCTTCCGGCTTAACTGGCGGGGTGGTTTTATCCGGCTCCGCTGTTCCAAGTGATTTGTAGGTAGCAAGTAATTGCCTGATCCGATAGCTTAGTGTTTGATCGAGTGACTTCAGTAGGTTTTCTGTTTCCTTATTCAAGTCCTCAATCTGTGATATTTTGTCCGCTGACTTCATGCCTGCGAACGGAGTATTTTCGTTTGCTCCGAGCGTCACTACTGACACTTCCCAAAGCTGTACCTCTTTAACAATGTACGCATCTTCTTCTTCATCATAATCGACCTTGTCCCACATGTAGCGGAATCCAATCGAGTGCTGATTGAGTGTGCCTGATTCGTATTGAACGAGGGCGCGGTCACCCTCCGGAATATTGTCGATAATCGCCTCGACGTAAAGTCCTTTTTCGTCCTCAATCAGCTTTGTGATGCGCCCGATTGGGTTTTTCATGTCGTGCATCCACAGATAAGCTATTTTCTGAATGTTCTGGCTTTCAGGGCCGTGCTCTTGAATAGACTTAGCGAATGCACCACGTATAATGATGTCGCCATCGCTGTCCTTATTACCAAAGGCAGCGGCATAGAATGACACTTTGCGGCTCTCTTTATCGGCTTTAAAGTCAAGCATACCCATAGCTTTGTAAACTACAGGATTTCCAAAATATGGGTGATTCTTTGCTGTCATGATTTCAGATTTTGTAATTCTATTTTAGCCTCTTCGAGCGTTGTAAATCCGGCCTCAACTTCTATTCTAAGGCGGTCGGCTGCATTCTTTAAAGCCTGTTCAGCTTCTACCTTACTCTCCTGCATTGATGCGATGTGGTCAAATGAGAAACGTAGTTGATTGTCCGATGTGTTGCCAAAGTAACGATTAAAGACCGAGATAAAGCCTTTCAATTCGGGCATTATAGCGTTACTGTACAACATACGTTCACTTATACTTACGTTATCGCGTGTTAAGGTTGTATCGTAGCCTAATAGACTTATTGGGTAACGGTAAGCCTGCGACAATACCTGTACGCTGTCTTTAATCGTTTCGATCAACATCAGGTCTTTCGTTGGCCTACCGACTGCCGTATATTTAACCGGCTGCCCTGTCAAAAGGAACGGCCATTGATTGCGCATTATTCCGTATTTCTTTTGTAAGTCGTCCTGTACCTGTTTCTTTTTATCGTCTTCCATCGGCACAACGAGACCCTCGATGTTATTAGCAGGGTCGGGTGACACAATACCCATCATTCCGAAGTTAGTCAAAAGCGTATTATTCGCTTCGTATGCAGCAATGATATTATTTACCGGATCGGATAAGCTGAATAAACGGCTCTGACCATCCATGTAGTTCATGGCCTGACTGATGTCGAATGTAAAATCATTCCATACCATCATGTCTGCCGGGTCAATTTTGAACGACTGGCCGCCCATAACTACATTATAATAATAGATACCAGTTTGATTACCGAAATAAATGGGAGTGACGTAAGTGTTTGGTATGACCAGCATCGATGTTGCATACCTGCGAGCCATCCCTACTGGTTGAATAACGTAGATATATGCCTTTCCGAAAAGCTGATTCATCATGTAAGCCAACGAGAAAAAACGA